GTTGAGGCCGTCCGGCGTTAAACCTAAAATCCCGTCAACGCCAAGAAGTTGGCCCGGTGCTATGGGAACTGGAAGGGCACCGGGGTTGTCGTTTAGCTTTGCTGATAAAGAAAAAGCTTGGCCTCCGTCGCTGTTGAGGCCGTCCGGCGATAAACCTAAAATCCCGTCAACGCCAAGAAGCTGGCCCGGCGCTATTTCCTGAGGCTCAAAGCCCTTAAACTTGGCTTTTAGACTTAGGCTGCGGCCGCCTTCGCCTTCGCCTTCTATCCCGCTAATGCCAAGGAGCCCGTCCAGAGCAAGCCCGTCCAGCAGAGCCTCTTCAAATGCCTGCTCTTCAAAAAGATCCTTCACCGGCAGGTCTTTCCACTTATTGTCTGGCCCCTTGGTTCTTATCCGGAATGAACAGGACATGACTAGACCACCTCAGACAGTTCGTCTTCACGGGTAATTTCTACGGCGTTGCCCGCTGGTATGTTTACAGCAGCTTCGGCAATACGGGTGCCGGCGCTCCCGATGAGCGCGACTGTCGTGACGTCAAAGGCCACTTCGGAACTCCCGAAAAGCGCGACGCTGGTAACAGTAAGCAGGCCTGCTGAAATTGTATAGCTCCCCGTCAGCTCTTTTGTGACTACTTCGCTGCCCGCCCCTTCGAGCTGGAGCTGGAAAAACGTCTCTGTAGATTGGCCGAGCCATAGCAGCCCGGTCAGCTCCAAACCGCCGTCCAGGATAGCGTTTTCAATTCGCTCAGTCTTACCAGTATCAACATATAAAACGTTGATTATGCCTTTCCAGTTTGCTGGCTTCATCTTGTTCCCCTTCCATTGTCAATTGAGTATACGCTAGCTGTTAGCCCATATAAACGTCATCGCTGATAGAAATCCCTTGCGCAGCTTTGTATAAGCCCACCTCATCGTCAACAGACAGGCCAACCCCGGCAGCAAAAACCTTCACCAAGGTCGATGATGCCCAGCCGCGCGCGGCCCCGATTTCTTCGGAAGCGCCTTTGAACGTGACGGATTGGCTCCAGCCGCGCGCGGCCCCGATTTCTTCGGAAGTTCCTCTGACCGTGACGGATTGGCTCCAGCCGCTTGCGCTCAACGGCTCTGCAAGCTCCGCTAAGGACGTTTGGAACGCCCCTGCCCAACCGGCCGCCCCGTTTAAGACGGGAGGCTTCAGCACAGCCTGAGTCGCTGCAAACCAGCCCGTTGCCCATAGGAGAGGTAACGGGATAAGGGACGAAACTGTTTGGCCCCAGCCCCTCGCGTCCCTTACTTCCTCGCCTATGCGACGCGAGCCCGTAGCTGTTGACCAGCCTTGGTTCTGGCTCTGCTCCTCTACGCCCCGCAAGATCCCGTCGACGCTTGTGTTGACCCCAAGGATTGATGCCGGGTGCGCGTCCCTGCGTTCGAGCCGCTCGACCCTCCGCCCAATCTCATAAGCTGGATCCACCCCGCTCAGGCTCCTCCGTGGGATGTTTAGCGGCACGCCTTCGCCTTGTATAATCTCTGTGGGGCTCGTGAGCGTTATCGAAACAGAAAGGTCGCTGCCGTCGGTCGTTCTGGTAACGTCGGTCACGTACAAAGGCGCTGTAAAGTTTGGATCAATAAGCGAGACGTTTACAATTTGGTCAGGCTCCCACCCAACACCAACGACTTCGAGCTGAACATCATAGGCTGGATAGGCTCTGTACTTCAGAAGCTCGTCGAGTTTATTGGACATGGCGCGGATTGTATCGCCGCCACTATCGCTTAGGGGGGAGGCGTCCCGACGGCCATAGACCTCGATTGACTTTTGGTCAAACCGCTCGACCCAGTGGATGCCGCGAACCTCCAACTGAACTGTCATCTGCCCGTTTATAGCGATGTTCGCGCTTATGGACTTATTAAGCTCTACAATCCCTGCCTCATCAACGCTGCTTACTTCCAGGCCAAGGTCACGCCACTTTCTTTGAACAATCCGAGGCTCTCCAACGACTTCAACGCCGCGAAGCAAGCCGGGGTTAAACTGGAAGCCGTCGATACAATCGCCTGATTGGAAATAATTGCTGAGGGAAAGCGTTTTGTATGCCCACGCTTGCCCCCGGTACACATTATAGACGCCTTCCAAACTCTGCTTCAACTGGAGGGTATCGCGAACAATGCCGCGAGCACCCTGGGTAATATCCGGCCCTGGATTTTCCAGCGGGTCAAAAAAGAATAGGGTGTTGCCCCGGATCTTCCAAGCCCACTGGGTCATGAGGCAGACTTCCTCCATGACGTCATATAGGCTGTCAAACTTGCTCGCGTACTCAGCAATCAAAGTCGCGTTCGTATCAACGCCCGCGAGGGAAAGGTTGCGAAGGGTGGGAGAGCCTGCTGCGTGCCTTTGGAATGCCTGGATCACAACGTCAGAAGCTGCCGTGCGGCTCCAACGGTCGAGGAACCGGGTATGGCTCGCGAGGTATTCCAAAGAGCGGCACTGAACCCGCTTATAAGTAAACGCCCCTGTCCGGCTCTCTGTTACATTCGTTATAATAACAGACCATGTTTGGGAATCGCCGTCCACAGTCTGCGTAACCGTTACCGGCTCCCCGATGAGAGCCGCGTGAAATGCGACAGCCTGCCCCGGAATATCGAGCAGCTCCAGCGCAAAGTCGATCGACACGACCCGCTCAGAGCTGCTCTCTTTTATTGAGCAATCGTGTACCAGCGCCGGGAGCCCGGAGACGGTTACTGTTTGGGAGAACTGGCCGAAAACAGGCATCAGAACGCCCCCGACATTTCAAGCCCTCGACGGCGCATCCGGTCGAGCATATCTTTGTCGTCTCGGATAATCGCGTGGCGCATGTCCACAGTGACGCCACCGGCAGCTCCTCGACCTTGGCCGCCGCCAGCTTGCATAGATACCTCAGGAGATACGTTCTCAGGCAGCCCGTCAAGCTCGCTATTGACCCCCTTGACCAAGCCGCGCGTATCCCTTACCGCTCCATCAGTCATGCTGCTAAACTCATCGAGAACCCCGTCAACCATATCAGGGACAATCGAGTTGCCGACAACCGCTTGAAACATCGCCTCTATGCTCGCAATTACGTTCTGGGCCATATTCTTAACATAGTTGACGACGTTCATAACCATATTCTTCACGGCATTCAGAGCCATCGAGCCCATCTGCGAGAAGTAATTGACGACTGCTTCGACCATCGAGCGGATAACGGCAACAACCTGCCCAGGCATCTGAGCGATCCGCTCGATTACGCCGCTAACAAACTGGGTCACGATCTCGATAACGCTCTGGACACCATTCGACCAAAGGGCATAAACCCCTGTCCAGAATTGCGTAAACATCTCGATAATTTTGGCGCCGCCGGAGCTTATAACGTCCCAAATCTTGCTGTAGAGGTCGATGTAAAACTGGATAATCTTTTCTACACCAGCGCTAACAAATTCGATAACCTTGGTGAAGCCTTCTTTGATCGACTCCCAAGCTGCCTTTAAAGACTCAGCGAGCTTTTTGCCGGCAGCTTCCCAACCCCCAAAGTGCTTAACAATAGCTTGTACCGCTTTCACAAGAAGGTAAATGCCCGCCGCCACGGCCGCGACAATTGCAATAATAGGCCCGAAGGCTACCAACAGAGGAGCAAGGGAGGGGGCCAAAGTAAGCATCGCAACCTTTACAACAACAAACGCCTTGGTCAGCGCGCCCAGCACAGTGACTACCTTCCCAACGACAAGCAGAATAGGGCCAAGAACCGTTAGCAGGCCCGCCGCGATCGCTAGAAAGTTTTGAACCGGCCCCGGAAGCGCGGCGAACGCCTGAGCAATTCCTGTTAGAACGCCGGCAAAAGATTTTACGATTGGAACCCCGTCGCTTTGCATCCACTCGACAAAGCTCTGGAAGACGGGGAGAAGGTCGGAGCCGATCGAGATAGCAACAGCCCCAAGCTGCTTCTTGAGGGTGTCCATCGAGTCGTTAAACTTCTCAGAAGCCAGCGCAGCTTTGTCGGAGATCCCAAGGCCAAGGTCTACAAACTGTTTGCGCAGGACATCAACTTGCTCTCCGCCTTGTCGCAGCGCAGGGCCAAGCTGGCGGCCAATCCGATCGCCAAGAAGCCCCGCCGCGATCCCTGCAGCTTCTGCGTCCGTGTCGGTTGCTTTTAGCTTCACGATCAGCTTGTCAAACGCGGCGGCGGAGGTTATTGTGCCTGCTTCGATTTCTGCTTGGCTGTAACCTACCTGGGCCAACGCTTCCGTGTACTTCGTGTTCCCTTCAGCAGCCTGCCCGATGCGCGTGTTGAGGCGGCCAAGCGCCCGCTCGACGTCGGCAGTACCAACTTTCGCAACTTGCTGGAGCGCGTAATCTAGCTGCTGATACTCCTGAATGGACATGCCGACTTGGCGCGAGTTCTTCGCGACCTGATCGCCCATGTTCGCCACTTTGCTGACAAGCCCGAAGGCCGCGCCAGCAACAAGCCCTATGCCGGCGGAGAACTTCGACATAGTTTTACCAGCGGCCGTTGTTTTCCGCCCGACAGCTTGCATGCCGTCGCCAAGGCGCAGCAGCTTCTGGTCGGCTGAGGTCGCGTTCCTCTCGACGTTAGACAGAGCCTTGGTGACGGCATCCTGGCCTTCGAGAGCGATTTTGCCGACGATCTTAAACAGTTCGAGCACGGTCACGCTCCATTATTTTTCGAGCCAGTGCAAAGTTCGCTTCCTTATCCTCTCGCGGTTTTTCGATCTTTTCAGATAACCCAAGGTGTTCAAGGAAGTCGTGGAAGCTCTTGCTTCCTGCGTGCCCCGCCATCCAGGCACCGAATGCCTCTACAGTTAGAACCTCGCGCGCTTCTTTGGATTGCCCTTCGAGAGCGGCCTGAGACACTCGATAATAGCACCGAGGCCGGAGGCTGTAGAGGTAATCGAGTGTCCAGCCGTAACGGCTGAGCAAGCGATCCTCTACAACGCCACGCCCTAGTCGAGCATCCCGCGCGCTTGCGCGAAAAAATCAGCAAGCTCCGGGTCAGCTTTAATCTGCGAAATAATTTCTGTAAGGGTAGACAAAGGCTCATCCCGGAGTTCGTCAACGCTCATCCCCGCCGCGCCTGCAAGGAACTTAAACGCGCTGACCCTGCTGTGCTTTAGCAGCGCTTTGATAACTTCGCCGCCTACCTCTGCAGACACGCTTCCATCTCCCTTGTTAGCGTTTTGCGCGCGCGTCATCAGCGTTGGGTCGAGGTGCTCGATTGCGTCGGCAAGCACTTCCGAAAAGTCTAGTGCCACGCCGGCAGTCAAGCGAACTTTGATTGGGTTATTCTGCGTTTTTTCAACCACGTTTTACACTGCCTCTGTTGGAATGCGGATTTCCCATGGGCTCGTTTCGACGTCGGAAGGGTCGAAGTGAGCAGCGAAGGTAACGGCCAAACTCGCCTCGTCATCGTCAGTTGTTTCGATCTCAAAGTTGCCTTCTGCCAGCGCGTTCTTGAGAATAAAAATTACATCTTGCCCGGTGTCGCGACGTCGCCCGACCAGCGCAAGATTTTTCAAATATGCAGACTCACCGGGAAACCCTACGCCGCGAGTTATAACGCTCATTTCAGTTGGCGCAGTTCCTGTAGTCGTTACCGTAGAACCGATGAGCGCCATGCTGAAATTCTCAGCCGTCATTTCAAGAAGGTTCACGGTGATCCGCGCGTGCTCCTCGATAATCCGCCGCGCTCCCTTCATAGGCCCGCGCACCCCGTCAATTGGGATCTCGCGAACCTCTTGCTCAATGACAAACGTCGCGCCTTCGCGGGTTGCCCCTAACAGGCGCTCATCAGGCTCTTCATAATCCGCGATAACGGTGCCCGCGTCGATGATCATCCGCTTTACTGTGTTTGTAGATACTGACATTTTATTTCCCCTTGCCTCAGACGGTTATTAGACCTTGTATGGCGTCAAAAGTCTTTACCCCAACGCCATTTACTTGCAGCAGTTCTTCGCTCGCGGCGAACGCCCCTGTGTCGAGCCTATGCTGTTCGATAGCAGACGCGACCTGGAAACTGACCAGCGGCAGATTCTGGAGTTCCTCGACGCTCGCATCATTTATATTCAGGAGTGAAAATGCATACGTCTCTCTGCCCGCTCTCGCGGCCGTCGCTGCCCCTCGGAGCGTCCTGGTACCGAACGTCAGCCTCCAGCGGGAAACCCCAGGGGTGGGCTCCTGCAGGGCTCCGCTGTTACGTAATTTGATCCGGGAGCTTCCCCGTTCAGTTTCGACGTCTGTATAGTCCAGAAGATCTATGATTCTGAAAGAGATCGCCCGGAGCCGCGCGAGGCTGGTTCCATCGTCCCAAATGTTAATTTCCAGCTGGCCGTTGCTTACAGTCCCATCCATATTTGCAACAACGCCCTCATCGTGAGCCACAACAATATACGGCTGGCGGTCGGTCGGAGACCAATGCGAAAAAACAGCAGGCTCTCCGGTAATCGGCTCGACGGGGAGAAGGGCAGAAACCCCCGGATCAGCTTTGATCACGGCAATAATTTCAGGGAGCATCAGTCCACCCTCTCAGCGAGCTTTCGCTTGATTTCTGAAATCGCCCGCTCGACCGCTTTAACAAAGAATGGACGCGGCGCAATATGCTTTGTTCCAAGCTCAAGCCAAGGCGCATATTCTTTGTCAGAGCCCACATAATAAAAAGGCGCGTTTGAGCCGCCGGGAGCGGTCGAGATTGAGCCCCGGAGATCGCCGGACAGAACGGCTGGGCTCTCGCCAGGGGCTGATGCAACGTGCGCCTCCCCGGTCTTTGACACCTTGTATTCTGCGCCAGTTCTCTGCCCTGTTAGTTGCTGCTGGATCTCGCGCTGAGCAAGTAGCGCGGCCGCTTTCGCGTTCTTCCGGCTCCCGCTCTCGATCTGGGCAACGACTTCATTGAAATTAAATGTCGAGCGGGTAGCTGCCATCAGTAACCTCCAACTTGGCTGTAAGGTACAATCCGCGCTTCGGTTCATCAACCTCTCCATCGACCGCCAGGAAGACAGAGCGCGTCGTGATGTAGACTTTATCGCCGGGCAGCAGCCCTGAATCGCGGAAAGCAACAAGCGTGTAGCTTCCGCTCGCGCGCTCGTTATCGGCAGAGACCTTCTCTGCTGGCGCAAACGTAACGTCACAAGGGTGCGTAGAAACAAGCGCAAGCTCCTCGAAGTAACCGCCGCCGCCGTCGGGTTGCTTCGCTCCTCTCCAGATCTGCATTTCGTCAAAGAAGGCGTCCCCTGAGAAGTCTGAGAGCGTTGCTTCATACAGCCTGCGCTTCCCTCTCCTCGACTTCCGAGGGTCAACCTGAACGATCTCGCGAGCTGTCAAAGGGATTGATGCGAATACGCCATCAGCAACCAAGCCGCCTATCTCAAAAATGTCGGTTTTCAGATAGGCTTTTGACGCCCCTGCGCTTGGCAAACCGCCGCTAGGAGTAGCGCCTTTCAGAGCAACCCGCCCTAACAGGTTCTGCGCAGGGGCATTCTTGCCCGGCGGCCAGTAAGTAATCGGGTGCAAAAGGCTGGTCATAAAACCGCGAACCTCGCTTTCCGCATATCAGCCGCGCGTAACTTCCCGGAGGTATCGAGAGCAAGAGCCATCTGCCCGTACTGAGTCGACTTTAGACCAACCCCGTTCGCGTTCTTCCCCTCGAATGACCAAGAGCCCGTCCCCACGCTTTCGCTCGTCTCGCGAGGGTCAGCGACCGCGAGAAAGTGAGCCGCCAACCACGCCAGAACAATCGACCCCTGATCATCGCTCAAAAGCGCCCCGACTCTCGCGCTGTAAAGAGCGGTCGCTGCCGAGATAAATGGCGCTGGATCCAGTTCCGTTTCAATCAGCGCTTTAACCTCAGCGCCTGTAGTGGTGGCAGCCATAGATTAAGCCTTCTTTTGGGTGGGCTTCTTTCCCGCCTCAGGAGCCGGATTCACGGTGAGCTGAGCCTTTTGCTTCTGCTCTGCGGGCACGGCTTCCGCCGCTTCCTCGTGCTGGAGATCCAGAAGGTTCAGCCCGAACGTCTTGGCTTGTTCCTTAGTCATTTCCACGACGTCGCCAGCGACATAGACAAGCCTTTGGTTATTTGCGCCACGGCGCAATAGCTTCCCTTCTTTCAACTTGTAGTGGGGCATATCAGGTTCCTCTGCGTTATTAAAAAAGGGGAGCCAACCTTGTCGGCGCGCTCCCCTTTCCAGTTACTCCGCGTTACCGTTTCGATACTACGCAGGGCGCAAGTGAACGATACCGCTGCGGCCGTCATAGTCAGACTTCAAACGAACGGCCCAGCAGGCCATTACCTTAAAGTTCTCTGTCATGCCGCCATTAGAACTCCACTGTACAGTCGTGATCGGCTGCGCAATAGCAAGGTCTACGGTGTCGCGAGTCAGCTGTACCAACAGCACGTTATTCGCGGCCAGGCGATCAGCTACAACCACCCTGTCGACGCCGCCAAGAGCCGTTAGGCGCTCGCGAACAGTCCGTGGGTATTGCTCGCTGAAGTCTTCATCCAGCTTGTACTCATAACCGCGAGGAACGTACAAAACGAACGGCCCATACTTCTTGTCTTCGCGCGCTGCTTGCAGCATACTTTGAACATCGTCCAAGATCGTCGCGTTTTGCGAGGAGGTGAGCGTGTCCCAGTTGGTTGAAAGGTCGATCTGCGAGCGGCCCGGCTGAGTCGTGTAGCCGTACAGCTTCTTGCCGTCAACTTGGATCGGAGCGCCGCCAAACAGCATATCCTCTGACCGTTCGGTTACGCGACGCGAAGCAATCGAGGCTTGAGAAACGTCGATGGACTCACCGACCATACGCGACGCCTCAAGGCGTCGAAGGTTCACAGAGAAGTCTTTGTGAAAGATTGGCACAGGAACGTCGCGCAGATTATACGCTACCGCGTCCTGTTGCCCTTCGGTAATCCCAGACATGGAGACGTCAGCGCCGGTCATATCGCTCTCCTCCTCCCACTGGGAAAGGGTGATGCCGAGCGATCCGAGGTTATGCGTCAAGCCCGCCGCTTGAAGGTCGCGAATGCCTACAAGGCGATCCGTAGCGACCTTGATAACTTCTGTATCAATATCCTTCCACTCGTCATAGCGCAGCAGTGCGCCGTCGTTGGCGACCAGGGGCTGGCCGGAGTTCGAGATGATGCGAGGCTCGCTGTTCTCGTTTAAGAACGGCCGCATTTTGTTCACGTTCAGGCGGCCGGTGCCCATTACATTCCCGGCTGCGTCTACAAGCGCTTTGCTAGGCATCAGATTGCCTCCACTTTAATACGCGCGGCTGCTGGGCCGCTTGAATTGTCGACTGCTTCGAGGGACTTGGCTATTGCTACCCCGGTCGCGAGCGTCACGAGAGTTCCGTCACCCGCGCTTTCGAGATAAGCGCCGTCAGCGATCGCGCTGGCACCGGCGGCCACAAGGGCGTTAACCTCAACGCCGGAGTAGGCCACGCCATAAAGCACGGTGTCCTCATCTTTGTATTCTACATCAATCCCGTTGCCGATAACCTCGTTGGCGCGAGCGAATGCGGGAGTTGCTGGGCCGCCAGCGGTCGCGTGGACGATTACGGTGCCGCCAGCAGCGCGCTCAACTAGCATACCAGGGACGATACCGGCAGCGCCAGCGATCCCCTCTTTGCCAAGGGGAGCGCCCTTCAGGAAAATGACTTTGGCTTCTGTGCTGCTAGACATATCAGGCTCCCTTTGTATTCATAGCGGCGAAAATGTCCGGCGCTTGCATAGATTTGGTTGACTCAGATTCTGCTTCGGAGTCGTTAACGGCCAAAGGCTCGCGGCCGCCGCGCGCTGAGTAATTCGCAGCAGGCTTCAAGCCGTTCGCGATCGTCTCAAGCGTGGGGACATCCATCGCTTTCAACTGCTCCTCAGTCATAGTCGAGTTCGCGGAGATCTTCGCGACCAGAGTTTTGCGGTGCTCGGTGTACTGGTTCCGCGCAAAGGAAAGGGCTTGCTTGTCCTCGTCGGATAGCGCCTCAACCTTCTCATTCACTGCCGGCTCAGTCGCCGGGATCTTCCCATTTGGCATATTATCGCCCTCATTTTGAATTGCGCCCGGCTTAGGAGCTTCATTGTTACCTTCAGGCGTTACGCCTTCGGCAGTTACTATGTATGAATCGCGAAGCATTTTCAACGTCTCCATCGACAAGTCTACAAGCCCATACATATCCTCTGGAACAAAGGGAGAGCTGTCAGACGACAAGAGATCAGCGACCATTTGCCGGAAGTCGTCAGGGGAGCCCCGGCGGTTTGTTTCCAGCTTTAAAGCGTCCATCCAATTCGGTTGCCCGTTTGTATCGAGCGCCAGAGGGTCTTTGCGGCCCAACGCTTTGTTAAGAGCCTCGACCGCGCTGCGTATTTTCTGAGTCATTGCATATCCCTCTGTTTGGTTTGCCCTTACGCCACACCCGTCCTCGAATGAGCAAGCGCCCGGAATATCGAAAAGGATTGCGAGGTGGTCAGGCTTTATGTTGGTGTGCAAAGTTCCTCCGCCTGCTTCCTTGTGCACAGCAAAGTAACCAGTGCTTACATCGACTTCCATCCCGCCGCCTTCGAGCGCCTCGACAGATCCTGGCCGGAGAGCTTCCGCCCTTTCAACAGAAACCCACGCTTCACCCTTTAGCTTTACGCCGTCGACTGCAGAACCGAAAATGTAACCAACGCCCCACTCGTCGAGGATTGCTGGGGAGTTAGCCGAAAGGAAACCGCCGGAGCCTGTTGAGGGGTGCCCGAAGGTAACGGGAACGCCGTTCCAAGAAGGGGCAAAGAACTCGTCCAGAGGGATCGCCGCGCCATTCATAACCACGTCAGAGCGAGCCATAACCACAGGCACAACCAGCCACTCCTCCCCCCGCCAAGCCTTCCTGCTCGAAGCAGCGACTTGGTTGAAGGTTATGAACTCTTGTTTCGGGCTGCATGGACAGGGCACCAACGCGCTCCAATTTGACTTTGCCGTAGTATAAGTGGGGGTGCGTCAGAAGTCTATAACAGGAAGCGCGACACACCTACAATTAGGATGTACAGGGATCATACCTTCAATCGTCTTTAAGGTAAACACTTGGGCGTCGAGCGATTCACATTCGGAGCAAACCCGCCCATCTCCGGCGGTCGAGAACTCTGCTTGAACGACGATCTTCAGGATACCAGCTTCCTGATAGGAGGCTATGTTTGCCTGGTGGTGGGAGCGGATAACCTCTGTGCGAGCAAGAACGCGCGAGCGGGTGCGGCCAATCTTCTCCACCCGGTTCTCGATCCGCTTGGCGATCTTCGCGGTGCCTTCCCCCGCCTCCAGGCCCAAGGCTATCTCCCGCCGGATACCAGCCTGCATCGCCTCGTCGATCCCCTTCAAGGATGTGTAAATGCGCCCCAAGATCTGCGTCAACTTTGCTTGGTGGTTCTCTCGCTTTAACGCCCCTGCCATCAGGCCGATGTTTTCCCCCTTTGGCGTTCGTTTATTGATCTCCGTTTCCGCGCGCTTAATGCCCTTCTTGTATGAGTCATAAATATAGCCTTCAACCCAGCCGCGCGGCTTCTGGTCAAACCCCTTGTCTTTCAGGACGCGCTCCGCCTCCGCCGGGTCGATCAGGTTCCTGTGTACTGATTCCCCAAGGAAGTCGAGGAGCTGGGATTGCTCAAGCGGCCCGACAGGAAAGTCATATTGCTTATTTGTCATAATCAAAGGCGCTTGGGCCATGTAATCGGCCAGCTCAGCGAGCACCTTTTTGTAGCGTCGCTTTACCTCCGCCTCAAACTTCTCGCGCAACGTTTTTGTAAAGGTCGGATCGCGTCGAAGCGCCTGATTGGTCGACGGCGAAAGTTCACACATCAGTTTCAACCTCTGGCTCGCCCCCTCGCTCCCCCTCGTCATCTGCAGTGGGCTTCCCGAACCCGGCCTGGACGTCGGTATCAGCTTCATCGTCGGGCAGCTCCTCGTCTTCATAGGCGCTTTCCTCAGGCAGCCCCAAGATCTCATATCGGAACTCTCGAACCGGCATAACCAGATCGGCTCCCCCGGAGGTATACGCAACAAGCGCCTCTGTGCGCGTCTTGCCAATATCCGCGCGCTCTTTCTCAGACAGGCTCGCAAGCTGATCCCATTCGACGCTGACTGTGCCGACCGGCGGTGGAAGGTTCCCCGTCGCAATCATAATCTCGATGAATGGCCGCGCGATTTTTGGCGCAGCGTAACCGCTCCGGCGATCGTCGATTTGCGCCGCCCAGTTCGTCGCGTCTTGGCTGCTGGCGAGCTCACCCGACTCAGACCCCGTCAAGATCCGCTGGGGCATCCCATGCGTTCCCGCGATTAGCTTCAGAAGGCAGTTCAAGTTGCCCGACGGGTCTGGCGTATCAGACCCAAGAACCGTAGCGGATAGCCCGGTGCCGGCGACAGACCGCCGCAGCTGGTGTTCGTATTCATCGGATTGTTCTTTCAAGCGATCCATGTCATCAGCGTCAAACTCTGCGTTCGCATCAGCAGACCAGAGAACGCCCCTGTTGGCGCACAACCAGAACGTCTCCGCCCCGGAGCCAATGACCTTCTCCAGATCCTCCAGGTAGTTGTAAGACGGCAGGAGACGAGGGACGCCATACACCTCGTCATCGTCGAGGAACTCTGAAATGTGTAGCACGCGAGAGTGGTGGACGGTCAGGGAACGGCTCGCCCCTTTCGTCGCAAGAGTGCTTCGCCCGGTCGATAGCGTATACAACTCAGGCAGTCCGTATCGAGGGGAGCGCGCATCCATGTTCCATTTCGTAACGGTGACGGCATGCTCACCATATGCCGATAGGTACAAGAGCGCAGCCGCCCCTTCCAGCGGTTCATCCAGCTTTGCCGAATCATCGAACCCCATGTAGAGGAGCCCGAACTGCCCGATGGCAGACAGCCGGTCTGCACGCTCCATGTAATGGCAAACGCTTAACTCCCTGTTGAGCCGCTGCCAAGCGCCTGTGATGCTATTCGGATCTTCCGCCCCGTCTTCGGATTCATCAAAGACAGCTGGCGCTTCGCTCCACGTCTCGCGAGGAAAGGCACGAATGATCCGCGAGGCGATCCCGTTGCGGTGATAAAGCCCAACAAAGTCTTCCGCCCGCAGGGATTTCTTCCACCCAAAGGTGACATACCGATCGCGCTGGCCGTCGTGACTCTTTCCAAGCAGCCGGTTCCAGAGCGTCCTTATGAGCCGCCCGTCTGTTTGATCCGTCATAATACCCTCGCTTTGCGCTTGGCTTGCTTGATTCGCTTCTGTACCGCGTATCGTATCGCGTCGATGCAATGGTTGTATAGGTCGATCGGATCTGGTTGAACTTCGTTCGTCGTCCGATCTCGCTTGTATGAGTATAACCTACATTCTTTGATCGTTTCCTTACACCGAGGGTGGATTACAATTTCGCTGTACGCGCGCAAGTGGGCGATCCCGTCGGCAACAGAACCCGGCCACTTCAGGACAGACTTAATGTTGGGGAGGCCATGGCGCTTGAGATAGCTTATCGACTCCGGCCGCGCGTTATCGGCCCTGCTTTCATAGTCCTCAAACTTCGGGATGCGTTCGTTGATGTAGTCTGATGTATCGTCAAGATCAAGACCGACCTTGTACGCCTCATACTCTATCATGAGCGCGCGGCCAGCAACCCAGCAGCGCACAGCGGTGGTCGGGTCATTCGCGTAACCGAAGTCAATGCCGTGGTATGGCCCTTCCCAATCGCTCTCCGGATCGAACTCAGCGATCCTTACTTTGTCGTGGAGGATCTGCGCCTCAGAGTTCTCAAGATAGCCCCCTTCCCATACATGGTTGTACATAGCAGGGTCTAGCAGCTCCTCGTCTTCCCTCCGCTGCTCTTCCATAACGGGGGTGAAGAAAGGGTTGTCTGTATAGTTAAGCTCGACAAATGCGGATCTAGCAGGTGTGCGGAGTCGATACCGCTTGTCAACCGGGCTGCCCTTTTTACATGGGTTCCAAATGATCCAGATTTCGGATTTTGGCGCACGAATTGTGGGGCCAAGATCTCGCAGGGACGCTTCCGGGACGTCCTCCGCCTCCTCGATTATACAGAGATCAATCTGCGCCATCGACTTAATTCCCGACATGTTATGGCGAAGGCCGCGAAAAATGAACTCTGTGCCATTCTCGCCATAAATGCCCTTGTCCATTATCGTGTAATGGCGCTGTAGGAAAGGGTGTTCATTAATCGCGTTTACAAGCTCCGCATAAAACGACTCTTTGATGCTGACTTGAAGCTCGCGAGTGCAAAGGATTCTGAGCTTTTCAGCGTACCCAAATAAACACGCTGCAATCGCAAAGGACATAGACTTGCCGGAGGCGCGACCTCCGTATGCCCCTCTGAAGCGGTAGTACCCTCGTGGCTTCTCAAGCACCGGCACGAGGCTGTCTGGAAATAAGATCTCAACTTCTCGCGAGGCCGCCGCGCTACTCGCCATCAGACTCATTTTTCTCGCGCTTGCCTCTGATGATGATTAGGTTAGGCTGAGGGGTCATACTTCCATCAGCGCTGCTATAGTCGCTTTTGTCGACCAGCCCAAGGTCGCGCGCTATGATGTTTGAGTTGAGGAGATCCGCCGCCGCGCCATCAAACTTGTATTGGCGCATAACGCTGTCAGCCCAAGCAACGGTGTCGCGCAGCGGGTGGTCAGGATCTCTCCAAGTATACCAAGTTTGATAATTAATGCCTACAAACAGCGACATGCCGTGGACGGTCATTGCCCGCATCTTCGGAACTTCCTCAACAACAGACTCGCCCTGGTAGCTTACCAGCTTCGACTCCTTCAAGGGGTTCTCAATTACCCATTCAAAATATTCAAGGCACTTCTCGACAAGCTCTGGTGGGGTTAGCTTAAAATGCCGCCCCACTTTTGGTACGGGGAGCTCCCAAAGGTTCTTCACTTTTTTCTTCGCCATCATAAACTCCATAGTTGTAAATGCCGCGCGACGATCATGCCCTTTTTTCTCAGCTTCGTAAAGAGGCCGCGCGTTTTTTCTGCACAAAGTCAAAATGGAGCCGCGCGCGGTTCGCGTGGGCCGCGCGGGTTTTGCATTCCTTAGAATAGAAGTATCAGTATAATTCAAAATTAGTAATAATACAGTATTAAAATACACATTAAAAAGACACAGAGTAAGTAGTAATTTTTCATTTTTAATATACTTATATATTCAGGAATGCAAAACCCGCGCGGCCCACGCGAACCGCGCGCGGCTCCGGTCAAAATTTCTCGACCTCCATAACCAGCGGCCGCCTCGAAAGCTCCTTGTGGACGGCCAAAACTCGATCCTCATACGGCATGTTTTTATCCACAAAAGCCATACGACTCCGGAACTTACCGTTGCGCCACTCGCTCGCTTCCGGATTTTTAATGGGCTCATAACCTCGCTCATCCATCTTGAAATGGAAGTTCCGGGCTTGCACGGCTTTTATGGCGTTTTTGGTATCGTCAAAAAATGGCCCTTGGATTACAAAGTCGAGAAAATCTTTTGCGAAGATGATATCTGGGGCAATTCCACCATGGATTTCGTCTTTAAATAATTCAAAAATCTCGTCGGCAAGGGTTCGCCTTATCAGGTTCGCTGACTCGATGATTGCCTTTTTGCCGTGCGTCATGGGCGGCGGATCGCCCGGATTAAATTCAAAAATATTTCTGTTACAGAGCCATCTGACTGCTGCATCGCTCCCGCCGTCGTCCAGGTAATCATACATCTCCCTGAAATACAGGTCTGAAAAGATGGGGGCTTGCTTCGGATCGGGGAGGGGGGAGGTCATAACGAAAAGGCGGCGATCTTCGATTGGGATATACATCGTCAGTGGTTCGTTCGTGGTCAGTATTGTGTGGCAAAGGTTCCGGACGTATATCGTGTTGGCGTATTTTACCTCCATGGGAGTCATCTCTGGAGGCGCTGCTAGAAGGGGTTTGAGTTGATTGTAGAAGTTCGAGGCTTTGTGGTCTTCATCGTGCGGCCGCACCTCGTTTATTACCAGCATAACCGACTTCACATAACCGTTGTATTGGCGGCTTATCACGTCCGGCTCGATCTCCGCCGCGTTCCACTCGCCAACGCCCCTCCGGAGGGGCAGCATGGCTGTGTCTTTGCCGATACCTTGCGCCCCTGCAATTACGATACCGTGGTTCACCTTCTCGTCTGGTCGCTGTATCATATGCGCCGCGAAGTCGAAGAAATGCTCATGTTCCAGAGGGTCTGGAAAAAGGAACTTCACATGGTTGATCCACTTATCTGGATTTCTGTTATGGCGGAGGTTCGAGTGGTCTGGCGGCACATAGGTGTTATAGGTAACTGCGCCCGGAATCGTTAGCGCACCGCGATCCGTTATGATTCTGTTTTCGATAAACTGGGGGAGCCCCGGCCACCAAGTCGATCCCTCGACGGTCAGCCCCGTATCCACGTCATTAATCGCTTGGGACGGGGGGAACGGCCGGAGCTGACCGTTGCGCCCGTCTGCACGCGTTGGCCAGTCCTCCCTGGGGATAGCCCCGTCAACCGACTTTGGCCCCATTAGAATGCCTGTAGTGGTGTCCCAGTACTTCTCTTGGATCTCGTCATACCTGAATGACTCCATTGATCTGGAGCGGCGAACAAACATCATCTCCGCTTCGGCCGCCGCTTCCTGAGCGATCCTCTCCAGCTCATCATCCCTCATGGTTTTCATACCTTCTTAAAAAGTTGAGCAGTTTCGCATAGCCGTCCCGGTCTATATAAACGGCATCCGACGCATACGCCGGGTCGTGGTGGTTCGCTGATATGCAAAGGTCGCCTTCTGCTGTTACCGACGCATAAGCGCCATCCCCAAGGTGTACCGCTTTATCACTTCGATCGTTCATCATTTGCCTTGCTCCTGCGTTGGCAATTCAGCCCAGGCTCTCGAAACATAAATTGCATCATTAAGTTGCTGGATTAGCGTTTTGTCAGCAGACTCTGGAAGCGCCAACCCGTTCCCGAAGTCGTCGCTCAGTTCCACCCAGGCGGAGCCATTCTCCATGCACAGCCTTGCTTCAAACCCTTCGGGCAAGTGCTGGCACAACTTTTCGGCTACTGATTGTAGGCTTTCCCCCGGCGCTGATATGATGTTACTCATAAATACACCTCTCTCAGTTGGTAGCGCGTTTAAATCTAGGCTTCTTGCGCGGATAGCCTCCCGCTGCTCTGGATTATAGTTGCTTTATTGCATGAGCTGGTATGAATTGGGCGTATGTGTAGATGTCGCCAGGCCTCCAGAGCTCGATCCCGCCCCAGCTTTCTGCGAGATCCGACTCTCGAACGGATATTGACTCTGGGTGCGCGATCTTTTCGACGGGCTTGAAATATACAAACATGTAATCGCCGCCTGAGCAGGGGCTCTCGACGAACCAAACGCGAACATCAGTAATGATGCTACGCAGGGAGGTCGCGCAATCGCCCATAGGGTCTGTGTCGAAGCGCACCACCCCTCTCCCGACGTCGCCAACTTCCGGGCAGCTCCAGGATGTTATAGCCAGCGCTTCGCCTTGCTTTAAAAGTGCTTCGCCTTGCTTTAATATGCTCATCATTCTTCCTCGTTCTGGGGTTCAAATGTGTAATTATCGAAGCCGTCAGCGTCATCATTCGTCGCTTCCAGCACATCTTCAAGGTCGCTATTTAGCCAATCAGTAAGGCTCCGCCACCCCTTCTCGCCACAATGGCCGTGATGGCACCTAAAAGCGCCATACCAGTCATTTTCTACTTCAGGCAGCCGTATCGCGGCCCCGTTATCGACTCCGCCGGTGTGGTCGTGCGTCCAGGGACACCGAATGTGGATCCAGCCGCTGTAGTCCGGTTCCTCCTGTTTTATCCACCCGGCCGACCGGAGCGTGGAGCGGGTCTCAATGAAATGGCGGATTCTATCTGACCGGGCAGCAAGCTGTCGCCCTGCATCTTTTGGTGCAGACCTCCTCCGCACAAGCGAGAGCCCAAAGGCTGTGGCTATCTCGCTCACGGAGTACCGACGCTCAGGGGCAAAATTGTGGAGCTTTACGCGCCACGGCCGCCCCTCCTCGTCGAAGTACTTTGGTTTGGCGTTTATACCTGCTGGCGGCCTGAATACGCGATTGACCCCGGCTTGGCCGGTATCGGTTCCGAGGAACTTGCGCTGGATGAAAGCTCTGATAAGCGCGTCGAATGTTTCGAGGTCTTCGACGCGCTTATCAAAAAAATACATGGCTTGGTAGTTGTCAGGTGACGTCTCCACAAGGGCAGTAGGCGCGAGCGCGTCGAGGGTCGAGAGGGGGAACTTTGCCCCCGGCCCCGTCCCAACGTCGTCTATCATCAGCAGGAGCCCCCCGGCGAAGTTCTCTTTGCGCCGTCGGAACTCCCCCCGCTGGTTCCGCTTCATCGCAGACACGCAGAGGTAAACGTTGCTCAGGTCGTCGATCTGGGAAACACTGTTCAGCACGATCGCCTTCCACTTCCCGTAAACGTCGCTGTTGGGATCGCCGCGAAATTGCGCCGCTACAACGCGCCCGTCTTCTGGGAGCATAGACCGCATGAGTTCAAAAAAGTCTTCAAACATAAAGCCTCCGGAAACGAGAGCGGCCGGAGCCGCTCCCTTTTGGTTGCCTGGCTTAGAATTTGTCGCCAGCTTCCGTTCCAGAGGAGGTCGCTGCGCCGTCGGGGCTTTCGTAAACAACCTTGGCTTCGCCCGCCGCGATCGTCGCGTGGAAGGCTTTGCCGAGGTCATACAGGTCTTTGCTCTGTACAAACTTCGGATCTGAGGGTTGAACTTTAAGGCCGTGCCATG